CCATGCGGGCCACATCCTTGGACGCCCGCGACCGGGCCCGGATCGCGGCCGAGCTGGACCGCCGATATCCGCCCGATCCTCTGCCGGCCCCGGCCGCAACGGGTGACGCGGTTGGGGATCTGCTCGCCGACCGGGCCGCGCTCGACGCGGCCACGGACCCGATGCCCGCCCCGGAAGAGTGGGGCGCCCTCGCCAACGATGCGAAGTTCGCAGACGAGCTGGCCGCCGCAGTCAAGGCTGCCGAGAAGAAGACCGGCGCCGAGCCGGTCGAACGGATCACCAGGGCCAAGGCGCGGGAGATGTACGCCGAGTACGTCTATCGGCAGTACCTCGACGCCGAGGACGCTTGCCGCGGGTACCTGCTCAACAAGAAGGCACAGACCGACGGCATCGACCCCATGAGTCTGTTCTCTGGTCCGGCCCGCATTGCTCACGCGCGCGCGTCGGATGAACTGCGCGAGTGGTGGCGCGTCAATGGCCGCCTGACGCAAGCTGAGTTCATCGAGAAGGCGACAGGCCAGGAGTCGGCCGCCGCTGCGAAGGCCCGTAAGAACGAGTCGGACCACCAGAACCGGAGATGAGCATGGGAACGCGCGAGGACATCACACAGGCTGTGGACGAGGGGGCTGAAGCTGGCCACCGCGGCGACCGGCCGACCGCATGCCCGTACCCGGCTGACACGCTGCTCCGCGCGGCGTGGATCCGCGGCTACGCCACCGTGCGCCCGATCACGACCGCGGACTGAACCGCACGACCGGGCGATAACCGTCGAGGTCGCCGACGGCAACGCCGAGCGCGCGCAGCTGCTCGACGATGGCGCCGAGGCGTGACAGCTGGCGAGTGAGGGCGGACCACTGCACCACTCGCACCGTGTCGCCAGCCTCGACCGCGTTGACCATCTCGCGCCATCCCGGCCCGATTTGCAGGGATGAGCCCGCGTCCCAGTAGACGCGCTCGCACCCGGCAGCGCGCAGCGCAGCGATGTCCCGTGCGCGTCTGTTCGGGCTGCTGTGCCGTACGTACCCATGCATCGTCATAGACCGATTCTCCCCCAGGGCCCGCCAGGCGCGGGCCCTTTTTGCATGCCCACATGGCCCGCCAGGCGCGGGCCCAACACCGCACCAGGAGTGCACCCATGAGCGAGACCGCGACCAGCACGGCGACCGGCGACACTGGCCAGCAGGGCGACCCGGCGACGGCACCGACCGGGCAGGACCCGACCACCGCCGCGCAGCCGAGCACCGACCCGGCCACTGGTAACGCGGCGGAGGACGCCGCCGCCACGATCGCGCGCCTCGAATCGGAGCTGACCGCCGCCCGCAAGGACGCCGGGCGCTCCCGCGTCACAGCGAAGCAGCAGGCCGCCGACGACGCCCGAGCGCAGCTTGCGCAGGAGATCGGAAAGGCGCTCGGCCTGGTGCCGGGCGACACCCCGCCGGACCCCGCACAGCTCACGCAGCAGCTCACCGAGTCGCAGCAGCAGGCCCGACAGACCACGGTCGAACTGGCCGTCTACCGCACCGCGCGGGACGCGGGCGCAGACCCTGACGCCCTGCTCGACAGCCGAGCATTCGCGGCCTCGCTCGCCGACATCGACCCCACCGACACCGACGCCGTCACCGCCGCCATCAAGGCCGCCATATCGGCGAATCCGAAGCTCGGCGCCGCGCCGGCCGGACCGCCGCGCGGCGGCGCCGACTTCACCGGAACGCGTACCGGCGAGCGGAAGCCCGCCACCCTTCACGACGCCATCGCCGCCAAGCTCGGCGGCTGAACCTCAGGAGTACCCACATGCCCGTCACCCTTGCCGAGGCGAAGAACAACACCCAGGAGGACCTGGACGTCCAGGTCATCGACGAGTTCCGCAAGGAGAGCGCGATCCTGGATTCGCTCACCTTCGACGACGCCGTGAACCCGGCCGGCGGGGGCGCGACCCTCGAATACGGCTACCGGCGCCTGATCACCCAGCCGACCGCGGATTTCCGCGCGCTGAACTCGGAGTACGCGCCCTCGAACGTCCTTACCCAGAAGTACAGCATCGAACTCAGTGTGCTCGGTGGGTCGTTCCAGGTCGACCGCGTCATTGCGAAGCTGGGCCCGGCCGCGTCCGGAACCGTCGCGCTGAACATGTCGCAGAAGATCAAGGCGGCCCGCACCCGGTTCCAGGACTCCGTGATCAACGGCGACACCGCCGTGGAGGCGGACGGATTCGACGGTCTCGACAAGGCCCTGACCGGCAGCGACACAGAGTTCCGGCTCGACGAGGTGACCGACTGGACCGACTTCGACGGCAGCACCCGCGCCGAGCACCGGGCGCTCGACGCCATCGATGAGTGGCTGTCCCTGCTCGACGGCACCCCGACCGTCATCCTCGGGAACAAGGCCGCGCTCGCCCGCGTCCGGGCCGCCGCGCGCCGGGCGGGGATGTACACGAAGGACCCCGTGGCCGACCTGATGGGGCCCGGCGGCCGACCGATCGTCCGTGAGACGTACGGCGGGATCATCTTCGCCGACCCGGGCGACAAGGCGGGCAGCAACGACCCGATCATCCCCATCGACGACCGCACCGTCGGTGGAACCGCCGCAACGGGGCTGACGGACCTGTACGCCTACCGCGCGGGTCTCGACGGCTTCCACGGCGTTTCGACCGTCGGGGGGCAGATCGTATCGACGTGGCTCCCGGACTTCGGATCGTCCGGCGCCGTCAAGACCGGCGAGGTGGAACTCGGCCCGGTCGGTGTCGTCCTCAAGGCGACGAAGGCGGCGAGCGTCTTCCGCAACATCAAGGTCCGCTGATGATCGACACACCGGGCGGCGAGCACCGCGACGCGCTCGCCGCCCCCGCCGTCACCGTCGACACCGACGGCACCCGCCGCCCGCTCAGCGAGGTACTGGCCGAACTTGCCGGGGGCGAGGCGCAGCCGGTCACGTGGGAGCAGATCACCGGCAAGCCGGCCGCTTTCCCGCCCGCGACGCACACGCACACGGCCGCGCAGGTGTCGGACGCGTCGGCGGTCGGCCGCTCTGTACTCACCGCCGCGGACGGTACCGCCGCCCGGACTGCGATCGGGGCGGGCACGTCGTCGCTCGCGGTCGGCACCACCGCGGCGACCGCCGCCGCGGGCAACCACGTCCACACCGCCGCGACCGTCACCGCTACGGCGATCGGGCCCGGTACCGCCACCACGGTGCAAGGGGTCCTCGCCGAGCTGGACGCGCGGATCACCGCACTGGAAGGGGCCCCGTAATGGCCACTCTGCATACCCCCCTCGAAGGCTTCACCGGCCCCGGGCCGGGCGGCACCACCTTCGTGAACGGCCAGGCCGAGACGGACGATCCGGCGGTGATCGCGTACGCGCGACGCCACGGATACCGGGTCGAGGACGAGCCGAAGAAATCGGCCGGCCGCACGCCGAAGGGGGACTGACCCCATGCCCCGTGTGTACGCCACTCCTGACCAACTGGCGGACGCTACGGGGCACCCGGCCCCGCCGGACGCCGAACGGCTACTGGCACGCGCGTCCGAGGACGTCGACGATGCGCTGATCACCGCCGTCTACCGGACCGATGCCGACGGGATGCCGACGGACCCCGCCATCGTGGCCGCGCTCACCGCCGCCACCGTGGCGCAGGTCGAGTACGTGGCTGCGCTGGGCGGCGACGACACCGGGGCGGCCGGCCAGTGGGATTCGGTCAGCATCGGCCCGGTGTCCATGTCCGGCCGCCGCGGCGGGCCCGTCGGGTCGGCTGTCGACATCGGGCCGCGGGCGCTGCGGACCCTGTCCAGGGCCGGGCTGCTGCCGGGGGTGATTTGGTGAGGGCCCCATCGTGGCTGATGCCGCACCGCATCACCATCCAGCGCTACCGGGGTGATGGACCGGTCGGGCCGGTCTACTGGCCGCCGGACCCGCCCGCCGCCGCGCTGGTCTCCGAGACCGTACGCACGGTGCGGGACCGAACCGGCGCCGAGGTGACCAGCACCGCGCAGATCATCGCTGCCCCGGATCTTGCCTGCCCGGCACAGTCCCGCATCACGCTCCCGAGCGGCCGGATCACGACCGCATTGCACGTCTCCCCGCACACCGCGCCGGGCCTCCCGGTGCCGCAGTCGACGGAGGTGTTTTGCGAGTGACGCAGCGATCACGCCTCACATGGAACGGCGATGCGGTGGTCCGGGGTACCCGCGAGGGTGCGGCCCGCGGTCTTCGTCTCGGCGCCGAACATGTACTTCAGGTCAGCCGTGAACGCGTCCCGATCGAAGAGGGCACCCTCGAACGCTCCGGCACGGCCACGGTCGACGAGCAGCAGCTCACAGCCGCCGTTGCCTACGACACCCCTTATGCCGTCCCCCAGCACGAACGGATGGACTACCGGCACGATGCCGGGCGCACCGCAAAATACCTTGAGCAGCCGCTTGCCGAGGAGGCGGCGGCAGTCGGCCGGATCATCGCGGCGCAGCTGCGGCGGTCCCTCCGATGAGCTACACCGCCGATGTCGTCGAGGGCCTGGCCGAACTCCTCGACGAGCACGGGCTCGGCACGTACGGGCCGCCGGATGAGCCGTACCCCACGGAGAGCATGGCAATTGTGCTGGGCTTCATGCCCGCGGCCCCGGACGCGGTGCTCTGCCTAACGCCGTACCCGGTCGAGGACACAGGCAGCACCGACGCGATCACCGCAGTGCAGGTGCGGATGCGCGCTGGCCGCGACCCGCGCGACGTCTACCGCGTGGCCGACGCCGTATGCGATCTCCTGCACGGCCGCGAGCACTTCCGGCTCCGTGGTGTGCCGGTCGCCCTGATGTGGCGCCAGTCCGAGACGCAACTCGGGCTCGACAGCAACGGCCGTATGGAGCTGTCGGCCAACTACTACGCCCGGACAACCCGGGCCACCCCCAACGCCTACGAGTAGGAGCACCGCCCATGAGTACCCCTGTCGATCCCGCAGTGACCGCCCTCGCCCGCAGGTGGCGGCTTGAAGTCAACGTCGGCACCGGGTCTACGCCGGATTGGAAGGTTTGCCCCGGCGTCACCGCGTTCACCCCGGCCGCCGAGCCGAACATCGAAGACTCCTCCGACTACGACTCTGACGGCTGGGCCGGGAACACCAAGACCGGCCAGTCGTGGGAGCTTTCGACCACGATCAACCGAAAGATCGTCGACACAGCGAAGACCTACAACGCCGTACACGAGGCGCTGCGCCTCGCTTCCTTCGCGTACGGGTCGGCGTCGCTGGTGCACGTCCGGTACATGGACCGCAACGGTCTACCGGAGGCGTACGAGGGGCACGCGCTGGTGACGTGGGCGCCGTCCGGCGGTGAGTACACCGCTCTGGATCAGGTCGAGGTCACCCTCACTGGTGACGGCCCGCTGAAGCCGATCGAGAACCCGCTTGCCACGGATGGTGGCGCCTGATGGCAGGGTTTCAGGCGCTCGCCGACTTCCTCGACGACGCGCTCGAACTTCCCGTGACGGGTCGCGATGGTGTCGAGCGGGTCTATCGGATCGAGGACCCGTCCGCGGAGGACGGCATCAAGATCGAGAAGATCACCACGCTCGCCGCTCGCCTCGCTGCGGGCGGCGAGGCCATCGAGTCCCCCGCCCTGGACGACGAGCAGGAACTCGACCTCTACCGCATGTGCCTCGGCTCGGCGTACGAGCAGCTGCGCGCCGACCTGTCGTGGGGGCGATTCCGGCACGTGGCTCTCACGGCCATGATGTGGATCACCGCCGACCGCGAGACCGCGGAAGCGTACTGGGCCACCGGGAACATGCCGGGAAAAGCGGCGCCGAACCGCGAGACCAGGCGCCGGGCGTCGCGCGGCTCCTCGGCGTCGGTTGCGGCGAGTACGACGAAGCCACGGGCCTCTACGAGTGGTACGAGGGCGGCCTCGCCGCGCAGCCGCAAGGCGGCCACGGCCCCGCGCTGACGTGGGATGCCCTGCTCGCACAGTGGCCGCTCATTGAATGCGACCTGCACCAGGTCTACGGCATCGACGCCAGTAGCGGCGTACTCCGCGAGCGGTCATGGCGGTGGCTTCGCGCCCGCATAACCGGCCTGCTCTCCACTGAATGCCGCATCAACCGGCACTTCTCACCGCCCGACACCAACGGGCAGAAGGGAGGCCGGTAAATGGCGCTCACCATCGGCGAGTTGACCGGCTACATCACACTGGATGACCGGCAGGTCCGGCCCACGCTGCGCCGCGCAGAGGGCGATCTACGGTCGTCTGGGCAGCGGATGACTGCCACGGCCGGGCAGGCTGGTACGGCCGCGGGTCGGGCCCTTGGCGGCGGCGCCGCGGACGGTGCACAGTCCGGGCTTGACGAGGTGGAGGCGGCGGCGCGGGCGGCCGGCCGCCAGGCTGGAGCCGATCTCGCGGACGGTGTCCGTACTGGTCTGGCTGACCTTGACGGGGATGCGCGGCAGGCCGGTGGCGATGCGGGCGACGCTCTGACTGCTGGTGTGCGGTCGGGGCTCGGCGACCTGGACAGCACGGCCCGTACGGCGGGCAGGCGTGCGGGGGGCGCCCTCGGCGATGGTCTCGGTGACGGGGCGTCGACCGGGTCGAGTCGTCTGCGCCAGGTGGCGGAGTCTGCTTTCGCCAAGATCAAGGTGGCGGCGGTCGCGGCGGGTGTCGCGGCCGGCGCGGTGCTGATGCAGGGGATCGGTACGGCACTTGAGCAGGGCCAGGTGACGGGCCGTCTTGAAGCGCAGCTCGGCGCGACTCCTGCTGTGGCGAAGAAGTACGGAAAGATCGCCGGGTCCATGTATGCGGCCGGTGTGACTGAGGATTTCCAGGGCGCTGCGGACGCCATCTCTGTCACCATGCGTGCCGGTCTACTGCCGACCAGTGCGACGAATGCTCAGATCAAGAGCATTTCCACGAACGTGACCGATCTTGCGAACACGTTCGAACTGGATCTCGGGCAAACCGCAAACGCCATTGGCCAGATCATGAAGACCGGCCTTGCCCCGAACGCTAAGACCGCGCTTGACGTCATCACTAAGGGCCTGCAAGGGATGGGGCCAAGGGCCGATGATATTGCCGACACCTTCAATGAGTACTCGGTGATTTTTCAGCGTCTCGGCCTGAGTGCGCAGACCGCTACGGGGATTCTTTCGCAGGGCATGAAAGCCGGTGCGCGTGACACTGACGTGGTCGCCGACGCCCTTAAAGAATTCACCATTGAGGGCGTGGCGGGTAGCGACAAGATCGCTTCCGGCTTCAAAAACATCGGGCTGAACTCTGACCAAATGATCAAAATGATCGGGGAGGGAGGCCCGAAAGCCACCCAGGCGCTACAAATGACGCTGGACAAGCTCCGCGCAATGGAAGATCCGGTCAAGCGCGACGCCGCCGCAACAGAACTTTTCGGCACCAAGAGTGAGGACACACAGAAAGCGCTGCTTGCTCTCGACCCGTCGAAGGCCGTTAGCGCGCTCGGGAATTTCTCCGGTGCTGCGGACAAGGCCGGTACTTCTTTGCGCAACAATGCGGCCACACAGCTTGAGGCATTCAAGCGCGGGTTGCAGCAGAGCGTCGTAAATGTGCTGGCCTCGCAGGTGCTACCGGTGCTGCTCCGCTTCGGCACGTGGGCACAGCAGAACTCCGGAACGCTCAAGATCCTCGCGGGGGTGATCGGCGGGGCTCTCGTGCCGGTCCTGGTGCTGATGGGCGTCACGGCGACGGTCTCGGCCGCACGCACGGTCGCGGCGTGGGTGACCACGGGTGCGTCGTCGCTCGCCTCGGCTGGTACGCAGGTGGCATCCGGTGCACGCGTGGCCGCTACGTGGCTGCTCATGGGTGTGCAGTCCATGATTCAGGGCGCGCGTATGGCTGCGGCGTGGGTGGTGGCGATGGGTCCGATCGGATGGGTTATCGCCGCGATTGTGGGACTGGCCGCGGTTATCTTCCTGAACTGGGACCGGATCAAATCTGCGACTAGTGCGGCGTGGGACTGGCTTTCTTCCAAGGTTGTGGGGGTCGGTAAATGGCTGCTCGACTTCTTCCTTAAATGGAACATCGTATCCATTTTCCTACGCCACTGGGACAGCATTAAGTCCGGTGTAACGAAAAAGGTCACCTCACTCCTCATCTACCTCATCGCCCTTCCTGGGAGGATAAAGACCGCCCTCGGGAACCTAGGGTCGCTGCTGCTGGAAAAGGGCCGCAATATCGTCCAGGGCCTATGGACTGGCATCAAGGGTATGGGCGGCTGGATCAAGGGCAAGCTGATTAGCTGGGCCAAGGATTCAATTCCGGGCCCGATCGCAAAAGCCCTGGGCATTCACTCGCCGTCGAAGGTGACCAAGGCACAGGGGCAATGGATTGCGCGCGGCCTGATTGACGGGCTGACCGGCTCGACGAAACAGATCAAGGCCGCATCTACGAAGCTCGCAGACATGGTGACCGATGGTCTTCGGCCGGGCAAGAAGCGGGCGCAGGCTCTCGGGAAGATCAGTACCGGCAGTAAGAAGCTGGTCGCGCTCGCCAATCGGGAAGTCAAGATCGCGGGACAGCTTAAGTCCGCTCAGAAGAAACTTGCCGATCAGGTCGCGGCCCGCGACAAGCTCGCCGCTGACGTCCGTAAGGGCGTCCTCGACACCGGGAACATCACGTCGATGGACGGGCCCGCTACGGCGGACACGATCATCAACACTTTGGCCGCGCGGGTCGATCAGGCGCAGCGTTTCGCCGCTCAGCTTGCCACGCTCCGGAAAAAGGGCGTCCGGTCCGACCTGATCGCGCAGATCGCACAGGCCGGGGTCGAGCAGGGCGCATCGTCGGCCGCGGTGCTCGCGAACGCGTCGGCGTCGCAGATCAAGCAGATCAACGCGCAGCAGGCTGCACTCACCAAGGCTGCGACGGCCGCCGGAACCACTGCCGGTGACGCCATGTACGGCAGTGGCATTCAGGCCGCGCAGGGTCTCGTGAAGGGGCTCCAGTCGCAGCAAAAGGCGATCGAAAAGCAGATGCTGAAGATCGCGCGCGGCATGCAGGCCGCGATCAAGAAGGCCCTCGGCATCCACTCGCCGTCGCGAGTGATGGCCGCAATCGGCCAGTACATCCCGCAGGGGCTCGTGCAGGGCATCGATGGCGAGCGCCGCGCGGTCGACCGGTCCATGTCCGCACTGGTCGACCCGTCCGCCGTGCCGATCCCCACGGGGTCGATGGCGTCGGGCGGCTCGGGTTCGGCTGGTTCGGCCGGCCGCACGGTGATTGAGATCCGCTCCAGTGGCAGCCGTCGGGATGACGCGCTGCTCGATGAGCTGCGGCACGCAATCCGCGTCCGTGGTGGAGACGTTCAGCTCGTACTCGCGGGCAAGAGAAAGTAGGGAGGGGCACCGTGGCGTTTCCCGAGACCTCGCTCGGTCTCCGCGCCGAGCTGCTGCTCGGCGCAGCCTGGACGGACATCACGAAGGACGTGTACACGCGTGAGCCGATCCAGATCACGCACGGGACGGCGAGCGAGGGGGCGCAGACTGACCCTGCGTCCTGCTCGCTGCTCCTGAACAACAAGGACGGCCGCTACAGCCCGCGTAACCCGCTCTCTCCGTACTACGGGCAGTTGGGTCGCAACACGCCTGTGCGCGTCACGGTACCGGGGCCTGAGTCGTACCTTGCGTTGGACGGATCAGCCGAGGCGTACGCCACCACTCCGAATGCGGGCCCTCTCAGCATTACCGGCGATCTGGATATCCGGGCCGAGGTCACGGCGGATTGGTCAGCCACACGGCCTCAATTCGTGATTGGGAAGTGGGACGCGGCGGCAGGGCAGCGTAGCTACATGCTTGTACTAGAGGCCGGGACGCTGGGCCTGTACTGGTCGGCGGTGGGCACGTCTGGCATGTTCGTGCGGCAATTACTGCCAGCCATGCCAGAGCGGGCCGCGGTGCGGGCGACCCTGGACGTCGACAACGGGGCCGGCGGTAAAACCATCCGGCTGTACTGGGCTCCGTCGATGGTGGGCCCGTGGTTCGAATTGCCGGCGTACTCCGAGGCGGGCACCACATCGATTTTCAGCGGTGGTGCCCCGCTCCGGGTGGCACCGACATCAACCACGGTTGTACCGCCGTCGCGTCCAATGGAGGGCCGGGTTCACCGGGCCGAGGTGCGAGCAGGGATCAATGGCCCGATCGTGGCCGCCCCTGACTTCACCTCGGCCCCTGTGGGCACCCGGTCATTCAGCGACAGCGCGGGACGTTCATGGCAGGTGCAGGGGCCCGCCGAAATCACCAACAAGGAGGGGCTATTCGCGGGCGAGGTATCCGAGTGGCCGCCCCGCTGGTCGCCGGGCGGGCATGACGCCTGGGTACCGGTACAGGCCGCGGGCATTCTCCGCCGCCTGGGCCAGGGGCGGCGTCCGCTGCAATCGACGCTGCGCCGCCGTGTGCCGTCCGATCCTGCACTGCTGGCGTATTGGCCGATGGAGGACGGCGAGACCGCCACTCAGCTCTACTCCCCCATCGACGGGGTAGGTCCGCTACGGGTGACGGGGCTTGACCTGGCCGCCGATGACAGCCTGCCCGGATCGGCGCCGTTGCCGACACTTGGCGCGGTGGCCTCCCTGTCCGCGACGGTACCGGCCACATCTGTGAAGGGGTGGCAGACCGAAATGGTCTACCGGTTGCCGACCCTGCCCACCATTCAGACTGAGATCCTGCGCGTGTCGGTGGCCGGGTCGACAATGCGGACCGTGCACGTCTTTGCGTCGACGGCCGGTATCAGGGTCGAGGCCCGGAACGCGGACGGCGACACCCTCGCATTCATCCTGTACACCGTCCCCGCGGCGCTCGCGGATTTTGCCGGGGTCTGGAACCGGCTTGCAATCTACGTATCGGACCACGGCGGCGGGCAGACTCGTGTGGCATGCGCCTGGCGCGACATCGCCGCCGGGGCATGGTGGTACACGTACACCCTGATCACCGGGGCCATGGGCACAGCCACCGCCGTAACGGGCAACTGGGGTTCGGGTACCCAGGGCATGACACTGGGGCACCTTTCGGTTTTCGCCCTTCCCGGCGCCTCAGCCGGTACCCCCGGAACCTTCATCTACAACGGGGCTGACTCCGGCTTCACCAACGAGCGGGCCCTCGACCGCTTGCAGCGCCTCGGCCAGGAGGAGCCGACCCTACGTCTGTCCACGAGACCGGGCGACACCACAGCCGGGTCAGAGCGCATGGGGCCACAGGGGCAGGTCGAGCTCATGACCCTGGTGGGTGAGGTCGTCGAGACTGACGGCGGGGTCTTGTACGAGCGCATGGACCGGCTTGGGCTCACCTACCGCGACCGCGCCACCCTCTACAACCAGGCGCCCGCGCTCACACTCGACTATGCGGCCGGCCACGTCGCGCCGCCGCTGGAACCGGTCGAGGACGATGCCGGGCTCCGAAACGATGTAACTGTGACCCGGCAGGGTGGCAGCTCTGGCCGTGCGGTGGTCGAGGACGGGACGCTGTCGGTGCTGCCGCCGGAGCAGGGCGGCGTGGGGGTGTACGAGGAGGCGGTGACGCTCTCACTCGGTACCGACGAGCAGCCGCAGCAAATCGCGGGGTGGCTGGCGCATTTGGGTACGTGGGATGAAGCCCGGTATCCGTCGGTGCGGGTGCTGCTGCATCGTCAGCCGCAGCTCATCCCGGCCGTGCTGCGGCTGCGTCCCGGTGACCTCGTGCGCATCACCAACCCCCCGCCTTTCACGGGGCCGGGCCCGCTAGATCTGCTCGTACGGCAGATTCAGCACCAGCCGCGACCGCGGGCATGGGAGGTCACACTCGTCTGCTCTCCGGCGGGCCCGTACCGGGTGGGCGTACGGGGTGATGTGGATCGCGGCCGGAGAGACACGGCAGGCAGTGTGCTGGCGGCTCCGGTAGCGTCCTCGGCTACCAGTCTGTCAGTGGCCACCACAGTGGGCCCGCTATGGACCACTGCCGCCGCCGTTTTTCCTTTCGACGTACTCGTAGGCGGCGAGCGGATGACGGTCCGCAACGTCACGGGGACCGGGTCGCCGCAAACCTTCACGGTGACCCGCTCCGTCAACAAGATCACCAAGGCGCAGACCGCGGGCACAGGTGTGAGCCTGGCACACCCCGCGGTCCGAGCACTATGAGAAGAGAGCACCATGCCTGACCTGCTGGCAGGGTCCATCATGCGAGCACTGGACACCACGGCAACGCTTGCGTCTGTGGCCGGGACATCGATCGACACCACGAGCATTACCTACACGGCTGCCGTGACTGGCGGCACGTACGCAGACTGCGCCGTCGTATTCGTGGCGCCGACCACTGGCCGAGTCAAAATTTATACATCTGCGCGCCTGATCAACTCCGGGGCAACTGCGGGAACGTTGATCGTGCCGGAGACTAGGACCGGCGGCATTATCGGAGCTGGCACGGTCGTCGAGACCGCCTCTGACGGAAATGGCGTATCCCACTACGGCACGACGTTCTCGCGGCTTGGCGCCACACATCTACTGTCCGGGCTGATCCCAGGTGCCACGTACAACGCCCGTTTGCTGCACCGAACATCAGTGGCGACCGGCACAGCGTCCATCGCTCTCCGAGAGCTGATCGTAGAACCCGCAACATGACTGGGCCCGCCCGCCCGCTCGCCTACCAACTCGCCCCGCGCCGATCCGGCCGGGGCTTTTCTCATGTCTGGAGACACCCACCATGGCCATACCGCTCACCGACAGGGTGATCGCGACAGCGCGGGCCGAAGTCGGATACCACGAAGGCAAGTCCGGCGGTCACTGGAACAACAAGACGAAGTACGCGCCGGCCGTTCCGGGCCTTGAATGGGCGGACTGGCAGGCGTGGTGCGCGACGTTCGTGTCGTGGGTGGCGATGACCGCCGGGGTTGCCGAGCTGTTCCCGCGTACCGCGAGTTGCGCGGCCGGAGTGAAGTGGTTCCGGGACCGCAAGCGGTGGTCGGAGTTTCCGGCCGTTGGCGCTCAGGTGTTCTACGGGACCGGGGGCGGATCACATACGGGGATAGTCGTCTCGTACACCGCGGACACGATCACGACCGTAGAGGGCAACACCAACACGTCCGGGAGCGCCGAGGGTGACGGGGTGTACCTGAAGACCCGGCAGCGTCGGGATGCGTACGTGTACGGGTACGGGTACCCCGCCTATCCGGAGGGCATCAAGTCGGCCGACCCTGCGTGGGCAGACAAGGCGCCAAAGCCGACCGCGCCGAGCAAGCCGCCGACTCCGGCGAAGCCGAAGCCGTACGCGCCGCCGAAGTTCCCGGCGGGTCTCGCCCCTGGCCGCAAGTCGCCCTCCGCAAAGCCGCTTCAGCGGGCGCTCAAGGCCGCCGGGTACATGTCCGCCGCCATTCCCGAGGCGGACAACTACGGGCCCGCCACACAGGCCGCCACCGCCCGCTTCCACCAAGCGCACCCCGCCTACCGGGGCAAGGGCCTGCACTACGACCCCGCCATCGGCCCGCGCGGCTGGGCCGCGCTCCACACCATCGCCTACGGGAAGAAGTGATCGCCATGAAGCCCAGCACGAAGCGGGCTGTCCGTACCTTGGTTCAGGCCGCCGTCGGCCTGGCCGCCGCGCTCCCCGCGATCGTGGCCGCATCCGGCATCCCGCAGTCCCTGCCGTGGGTGGCCGGGGCGCTCGCCGTCGCGGCCGGCGTCTCCCGCGTCATGGCTCTGCCGGTCGTCGAGCAGCTGCTCGACCGGGTCGGGCTCGGTCTCGGTGAGGAGGGCAGCGGGTGACCGAGCCCACCGACACTGCCGCCGTAGCGGTCGCCCTGGCCGAGCTGCGCGGCACCATGGCCGAGGGATTCGCCACCGTCAATGGCAGCCTGGCCCTGCTCGCACAGCGCGGTGACCAGACCGACCGGCGCCTTGTCGACGTTGAGCAGCGCCTCGACGCGCTCGAACGGGGAGAGACGGAACGGCAGAAGCGCGACACAGGGCGTCTCGACGCGTTGGAGCGGGCCCGGTGGCCGTTGCCGTCCCTGGCCGCGCTGGTCGGCGTGATCGGCCTCGCCCTGACCCTCTGGCAGTTCTCCCAGACGTGACACCGCCCCCTTCCGCAGCGTGCGGAAGGGGGCGATTTCGTGCGTCCGGGGTCAGGCCTTCGCCTCGCCGAGGGCCGTCCGCAGCCAGTCCAGTGAGCCCTGACTCAGAAGCTCATCGGCAAGCCGCTGGCCGGTCTCGGTGACCAGACGGGCACGGCTGTTGTCGATCCACCGCTGTGCGTTCTCGTAGCCCTGGGCTTTGTACTCGATGCCCTGAAGCATGCATTCCAGCTTGTCCGCGTCTCGGGCGCAGATGGCCTCCCGTGATTCCTTGCCTTCGTACTCGGCGACAACGTCACGGATCGCCGATGCAAGCACCTCCGGCATGTCGGCCGTCTGGTCCGCGGTCACCTCCTGCGGGTCGCCGGCAGGTGCGTACTTCTTCCCGACGTAGTTCACGTCTCCGGTCCGGGTCTCTTGCGTGTCGTGCCACACCGCGAGGTAGGCAGCTCGGGCAGGGTCGGCACCCTCCAACTTCGCGATGATCGTGGCGATCAGCGATGTGCGCCATGAGTGCTCGGCAACACTCTCGGGGTCGCGGACCCCGGCCATCCACCAGCCAGTGCGCCGCGCCTGCTTGAGCGTGCCCGCCTCGTACAGGAAGCGGCCCACTGCGGACAGGTCGTCAGCCATGACCCTCTCCTCTCACGCCTCGGCGAGGCGGATTGCGTACCGGATGCCCTCCAGCTCCCGGCGCGAGCGCGCCGACAGCTCCCGGCTATCCAACATCACGGGGAGGGCTGCGCGTAGCTCGTTCCCAGTTGAGGTTCCGGGGCGCAGCAAGTTCGGTCGAGCGGCGAGCAGGGACCACAGGGTGTGGACGTTCAGGTCGAAGAAGCCATGGCTCGGGGTCATGCCTCGTACGAGGTGGCCCATCAGTTTGTCGCCGGGCCACGGGCCTGGGCTCGGGGCGGCGATGAAGTCGTCGGACAGCTGGATGTGCGGTGCCTCGCCGATCCAGTACGCCCAGTAGTTGAGGTTCGCTGCCTCGCCTGCATCGTCGTCGGCGAGCGTCGTGGTGATGAAGTGCCCCATCCGGTCCCGATCGCCCTGCCTGGCGGCGACGGCCGCGACCGAGCGGGAGTTGAGCCAGCTTGTCAGCCAGCCGTTCGGGCGCTCGGTCCGCTGCTGCTGGGCCAGCCACTCAGAGGTATCGGGCGCATCGTCGTACCCGGCCAGGTAGAGGGCTTGACGGCGCAGTAGGAAGCGTTCCGTGCCGCGCGCATGTTCGGCGGCCTGGCGCATGCGGGAGAAGAAGCGCCTACGGTCGGCGGTGGGAAGTTCCGGCCCGCGCGGTACGGGGCCCCGGCGCGGTCGCGGCGGGTCAGGCAGCGCCCGCAGCGGTGTCGGAGTCACGCCGTTGAGCGGCCAGGCCAGCACCTCAACTAGGTCCCGCTGCATGACCCATGCGCCGATCGGGCTGTCGTCGGCGGATGTGTCCTCGTCGAGCGCACTGGCCAGCAGTACGTCTGCCTCCATAGCCCGCTCCAAGGCTAAGAGCAGGGCTGGCGCGCTGCCCAGCTGCAAGAGCTGGTGGCGATACATGAGCATCTGCCCGACCGGCACAGCCGTCAGAGGCCGGCGTCCTGATTCCCATCCTGCAACGGTGTCGGGCGAGATCCGGAACCACTCTGCAAGAGCCTCCTGCGTGTGGCCCAACTGCTCACGGATCAGGCGGAAGACGTACCCGGACACTATGCCGCCGCGGCCTCTCTGCGGCGTTCCCTGACCGCCGGTCAGGGTGGTGCGTGATCCGGTGCCCATGGCATCCCCCTTGCCTGTCGAAGCGGCCAGACACCCGTACCCGCAGTCAGTTCAGGCGGTGGCCCCTGCCCCATACCGTCGTATACGCAGTGATGGCCGGGCGACTCAGGGTAGTGGAAGGGGCGTCGTCGTGACGATGACAATCAAGGTGTACGAGGTGAACCGGGAGGGCACCGTCCGCGTCGTGCGCCCGGAGGCCGAGGTCACCCCGCTCAAGACCGTGGACCAGACGTCCGCGTACCCGGCCTGCGAGTGCGACCGGTGCAAGGACGACCTCCGGTGATCGCGCTGACGAAGCGGCTACCCGTGCCGGGCGACGCGTACCTGACTTGGATCGGTCACACCTACAGGTGCGCTACCTGCCGTGCCGGGGTCACGTGCCCCACAGCAGTACTGCTCGGCCGGGTCTGGCGGACGGTCCGCCGATGAAGACCGAATCAAGTCGGATCATCACGCACTGCTGTTGGGACATGGACCCGAAGACCGCCGCCCGGTGCGCCCTGGAGCCCAGGCACAAGGGCGACCACTACGACCCGTACGCCCGCCCCTCATGGGACCGGCCGGGTACCTCGTGGCCCGCCAAATGACACCCGCTCGCGGCTGTTGATCGCGCCGGCCAGCCGCGGGCGGGCCCACTCTTCAGCAAGCCGGAATCGCAGCCCGCACCCCACCTAGACCGCCCTGGTCAACTGCCCCCGTCGGTTGGCCGGGGCTCCCCGCCCGTACCCGAGGCCGGCGGCGACCGGGTGCGGCAGAGGCTGAACTTGACCCTGCCGCTTACAGACTCCCGTCGGCTGCCGCCCCTTGGGCGGTCGGGCAGTCGACGGGTAGCGGGCGGAGAAACCCCCGCCCCCAACGAAGGGATTGACCATGAGTGATCAGCCCGTGTTCGAGTTCGTTTCGGCGGCCATGTGCCGCGACAAGAAGGTGGGCAACTGCCCGCAGGTCGCACTCAATGTTCCCGGTACCGTGGCGGTGCGGGACAGTGAGCGGCCGGACGAGGTCGTCACGATGACGGCTGCCGGGTGGGCATCGCTTGCTGCCGCGGTGAAGGCTGGAGAGTTCGACCTGACCTGAGAGGTAGTCCTGTGAGTTGCTGCCCGCGCTGCACTGCTGCGTCCCTGATTGATCCGGAGAGCGGTTTGCGATGGTGCGCTCGGTGCGGGCAGCACTTCGGTCTTGAGGTCCGCCGTTGCTCGGGGCTTTGGTGGCAGCGCGCTCGCGCTACCAGAGCGCCGGCCAGGCTTCGGGAGCACTGACCAGGACGACACCGACCGCCCCGGTCGGCCGCACCCCGTCGGCCGGCCGGGGCTCACTCGCGTCTTTCCCGCAGGTCAGCAGCCACATGTTTTAGACACAATGTTGGTGGTCACTGTGTACAAAACATGCTCCTACTACCGCAGTCAGCCCCTGGGTGGGCTACTCGGCCTCGGTGGTCACCTCGGCCCATGGGTCAGGCTCCCACATCGGGTGGACCTCGACGCTCACCCCGTTTTCCGTCCGGACGAGCGCCACCCGCCGCAGGAGCTGCTTCAGTAGAGCGTTCTTCTCGGTGTCGTGCATCTCGACCCAGGTATCCAGCAGCCCCATGAGGATCGGCTCGTAGTCGGTTCGGTGCGGCATGGTCTCCACCTTCGCTACCCGTTCCATCGCCGCCGTGTTCACCGCCTGCTGCTGCCTGATCCTGTCGCGCGTTGCCTCGTACTCACCAGGCCCGTACTCGTCCGGATTCATGGCCCGGTCGGCGCGTAGGTTCGTGAGGCCGGCCGCGAGCTTGATTGCTTCCGCTTCCAGCCGCGCCCGCTCGCGGGCCGCCATCGCCCTCTCGTCGATGACTGCACTGCGCGGGGCGGGGATTGGGGGCGCCGCGTCGATATCGGGGGCCACCTCCCGTTCCGCCCACGCGCGGACTTCCTTTTCAACGTGTGCGCGGTTTGCCCATACACCGCCGCAGCCATGCATTGCCGTGATAGCCCGTAGACCGCATGCGTAGGCGTAGCCGCGCACGTTGGTAACGACGCCTTTTACGGATCGCTGGGCTGACTGTGCGGGGACAGTCCCGTGGCACTCACCGCATTTGATCAGATTGGTGAGGGGGTAGAGCGCCCGTCGAGCCCGCGGCGGGGTCGCCTTGATTGCCTTGCGGCGCTCGCGGTACAGCTGCCACAGCTCCGCGTCAACCAAGTCCTCTTGGGCACCTGGCACGAAGAGCATGTCAGGGCAGTTGCCGCGTTTTTCCTGGGGGCACCGGCAGGCTGGATTGTGGACGCGGAGGAGCCCCGCGCAGAAGCCGGAATCCATGTAGCGCATCAGGGTCTGTTGGGACCATGCGCCGCCGCGGACGGTGCGCCATCCGGCCTGGTTCAGGTCAGCCACCATGCCGTAAAAGGGGTCGCCGTCTACGTATTGCCTGTATCGGTCGGCCATAACCGGGCCGGTCTCTGGGTGAGCTGTGTACGTCTCTTCTTGCAGCCGCCATCCTGTCGGGGCTTGCGCATCAGGGACGCGGCGAGGCGTCCAAATGTACCCGAACCGAGGCCGACCGGTTGAGGGCAGGTGAAGTTTGTAGCGGCGGTGGTCGTGCGTCTCCCGCCACTGCTCGCCGCGTACGTCGCTTTCGTAGGCGGCGAATTCGAAGAGGATGCCGCGCTGGAGTCGGCCAGTGGCGGTGCGGGCGTCGCCTTCCTCGGTGGCGGATTGCAGCTGCCCGCCCGCATCTTCAAGGCGCTTGAGGTTGACCGCGACGCCGTCGCGGGTGCGCCCGAAGCGCGAGTATTTCCAGACCGCGATGCCCTTGACGTCACCGGCTTCTATCCGCTTGATACCGCCCATGATCTTGCGTTTGAAGTTCCGGCCGGTTGTGTCAAGGTCGGTAATCCAATCGACGATGCGCCGGCCGGTGCGGGTGGCCCATGCCTCAATGGCGGTGCGTTGTAGCTCTGGGCTGATCTTTTCTTCCTTCCATGTGCTGACTCGGATGTAACCGAGCCAGGGCTCGCCGTCCTCATTGGTCGGCGAGCCCTGGAAGGTGGCTGGTACTGCTGTGGTCATGTCACTGAGCTTTCCGTTCGGGGTTGTTGGTGCCGGTGACGCGAGTGGGCAGCCGCCGGACGTTTTCGAAGTCAGCGTGGCCGCCGTCTCCGGTCGGCGCGGTGGTTGGCGGTTCAAGCAGGCCGCGGGCGACGTGGTCGAGGGCGAGGCGGTATCCGGCGGTGTGTGCGTCGGCAAGCTGGTCGGCTGCCACCTGTTGGGCGCGGCGTTGGGTCCAATAGACGACTACTGGGAGGGCGGCGAGTGTCGTAAGTAGGCCGACGGTAGCGAGCAGGTCGGCATGGTGGGTGGGAAGAAGTCCGGCAGCACCTGTGAGAAGTCCGGCCGTGACGGCGAGAATTGCGGCCGGCGGGATGGTGTGGCGCATGGTGCTGCCTCCGTGCTCGGTTCGATTACTCGGCGACGGCGTCGCCGTTGGTGGTGGGGGGCTTCCGTAGGGTTTCTGTCATTGAGACGAACAAGCGGCGTGCCTGATCGTCGACGATGCCAAGTTCGTCTGCTGCCTCGTCGGGTGTGATGTGCCGCCGGGCGCCGGGGGTCTGAACGGCCCTTAGTTCGTCTGCCGAGAGGATGCCGGCGCGGACGAGGATTTCGGCCAGGGGTACGTCAAGGGCTGCGGCAAGTTGGGCTAGGACTCGGGTATCTGTGGCGCCCTGGCCGCTAAGAATGCGGCTGATTGTGGCGCGGCCAATGCCGGAGTCGTCCGCGAATCGCGTGCGGCCTCCGCCGCGGGCTGACATCTCGTATCCGCGGCGAACAAGCTGATCGTGCAGCCACTCGCCGAACTGTTGGGCCTGAGCCCCAAGCCCATCTCTATGTTCCATGGATGGAACGTACCGCCCGTGGCCGGTACGTGCATCGAGACTCTGAGTGCTGGCTTCGAATTTTCACGATTCACGCACACAAAGCACCCCCGACGTGCCATTTATTCGAACGCATGACCGAATCAATGACTGATCGTGCCGCTTTGTTGGCTCTGTGTCAACAAGAAGGGAATCGGGCGTTCCGCAACCCGCATCGTCCACATGTCGTGCTAACGTTCCACTCGTGGACGGACGATACCGGCCACGAAAGGACGATCTCTCATGTACGACCGCTCTGCCCTCATCGCAGCCGCCCAAGACATGGGCGACCTCACCCCTTCCGACGTCTCCCGACGGCTGAAGGTTGCACGGAACACCGGATGGCGATTGTGGAACGGACACACCGCACCGTCCGCGCAACTGGCGGCCCTCGTTGAGCGCGAATACGGCGTTTCCGCGCGGCACTTGATCAAGCGAACCGCCGCATGACCACGCCGACCACCACCCGCGAGCAGGCCATCCGTAACGCCCGTGCCGTCCTTGACGCCGCCCTTGACCGGATCGCCCGCGACCGCGCCGAGGGTCGTCTCACCCCGGACGCCGAGTCCCGTATCCGGCTGGCCGAGCGCCGCTACGCCCGCCGCCACCCGCAGCACACCAACTGCGCCGCCTGACCACGAAAAAGGGCCGCCCCGGATTCCGCCCGGGACGACCCACACGACCGTGAGGAGACACGAATCGTGAACACCCCGCACACTACCCGCCGCCCGCTCCGTGGTGCGCTCGCCATCTACGGCGCCCGCTCCGCCCGCCGCGACATGCAGCGCACAGCAGTGATCGGCCGCCAGCTCGACCAGATCGCCCCCGGCGTCGCCATGGTCCGCACGGTGCCCGTGATGACCGACGGTCTCGGCGGTACCGACCGCCGGTACACGACATGGGCCACCCTCGACAACGACCTCGGCCAGCCCATCGGCGACCGCGCCGCCAACCGCGCCGTCCGCCAGCTGCTCCACCACATGTTCCCCGGCGCCGACTGGACCCGCCCGCAGAACTACGACGTCCGCACCGGGCAGCTCACCATCCCGCAGCCGCTCACCGCCCCGGCCGGCCTCGGCATCGACACCGCACCGGTATCCCGATGATGCGCCCCGGGCTCACCGCCGACGGCCACGCCATTCGCCTGCCGGTCGGCGAGGCCATCCTCGCCCCGCTCCTCGATGACCTCGCCGTCGCGTACGCCGAGGACCCGACGACGGTCGGCACGCTGCTGCGGGTGCACGCCGAGTCAGTGAGGCGCCTGGACCACGCCGTCGCCGACGACGCCATGCCGGACTACGAGCGCGCGATCCGTGCCGCCGAGGCCGACGGCTCCCGCGAGTTGCTGCTCGCCGAGTTGCCCGCCGAGCACGCTGACCCGCTGCTGTCGCCGGACGCCGCTATCACCCTCGCCGGGCGGTTGACCCGCCTCGCCGGACACATCCGCCACACCCGAAAGGCCACCCCGTGACGATCGCCCTTGCCGAGCGCCCGCAGGCGCCCGCGACCGCCCCCGGCGGCTCCCTCGCCGTCCGCCCCGACCAGACCGCGTGGACGGACGAGCAGGCCGCCGTACTCCGCCAGTCCGGCATCAAGCAGCAGGTGACCACCGCCGAACTGTCCGGCTTCCTGCACCTGTGCCAGCGCACCGGCCTGGACCCGTTCAGTCGGCAGATTTACCTCATCGGCCGGTACAGCAAGAAGGACGGGCGAGACGTCTACACGCCTCAGACCGGCATCGACGGATACCGCGTCATCGCCCAGCGCGTGACTTCGCAGACCCGCGGGACCTACGGCTACGAAGACGCCCTGTGGTGCGACCCGTCCGGCCGGTGGCGGGACGTGTGGCTCGCCGACGCGCCCCCGGCCGCCGCAAAGGTCACCGTGATCCGAAACGGGCAAAAGTTCTCCGCCGTGGCCCGGTTCTCCGAGTACGTGCAGACCTTCCCCGACGGAAACCCCAAGGGTCTGTGGGCGAAGATGCCCGCCGGGCAGATCGCAAAGTGCGCCGAAGCGCTCGCGCTCCGCAAGGCGTTCCCGCACGACCTCGCTGGGGTGTACACGGCCGAGGAGATGGGCCAGGCCGACAACGCCGCGCCCGACGCCGGACCGGCCCCGCAGATACAGCACATGCAGCAGGCGCAGCCGGACGAGTGGGCCACGGCGCAGCCGCGTCGCGACTACCTTGCCGAGGCCCGCGCCGCAGAGACCGTCGAGGACGTCCGCGCGATCTACCGTGCCGCCCTGGCCGAGTTCGGCCCGAGCACAGCGACCGCGCAGGAGATCGCGTCGATCGGCGCGACGAAGCCCGGGGCGAAGGTGGCCGAGCAGCCCGCGCCGGCCGCCGACCCGGGGATCGGCGCCGCCCCGGCCGACGACGGCTACCAGGCCGACGACCCCGCCGAACGGGCCGCGGTCGAGGCCGAGCAGCGGTTGCGCCTCGCCGCGTCCCGCGCCAATCTCCCCACCCTGGACGCCGACTTCCAGACCGTCTACGGCATCCCGATCGAGCAGGCCACCGCGCAGCAGCTCGACACGTTCCGTGCGCGCATCGAGGCCGCCGGGGGTGCCCAGTGACCACCGCTACGGAACAGAAGGTGCAAGCGCCCGATCCGGCGTACCTCGCCGCAGTCCTCCGCCAGCGACAGGCCATGCAAGCCCAGCTCGACCGCGCCAAAGCGATGTTCGCCGAGGTCGACACCGACGCCACGGCGCTGCTCGCCCAGCAGTACACGGCAACCAAGTCCATCAAGACGGACATCACGCTTCCCGACGACACGACGAAGTTCGCCACGGTGACACGCGTCGGGGGCGAGGCCGAAGCGCAGGTAACCGACCGCGCAGCGTTCCACGCATGGGTACGCGACACCTACCCGGACCACTGGGGATTCAAGGTCATCCCCGCACGCACAGAGACCATCGTCGATGGCGCGTTCGCTGATCAGGTGTTGGCCACCGTGACCGCGGCCAACGTCGCCGAGTACGCCGACCCGGAGACGGGGGTGGTGCACGAGGTACCGGGCGTCACGATCCGGCCGACGCGCCGCGCGTACTTCCGGTGGCTGTTCACCCGGGCGAGCAAGCGCCAGCCGCTCGACGGCCGCGAGTTGGCCGCGCAGGCAATCCAGGCCGGACAGATCAGCGCGGACACGCCGCCCGCGCTCCCGGCCGCCGCCGAGCCCGCCGACCAGTAACCCGCCGTACGGGCCGCCCCAGCACCGGGGCGGCCCCCGGAAGGACCCCCATGCGCATCACCCTCATGACCCCCGACCAGCGCGACCGCCTTACCGCCGAGCTGGGGTTGCAGCACCCCGCCGCGCCCGAGCTGGTCGCCGCGACCGTCGCATGCGCGACCGGCGTACTCCGCAGCGACGTACGCGCCGTCGCCGCTCGGCTGATCGAGGCTGAGCAGCTGCTCGACACCACCCGCCGCACCCTCGCCCGCGCCGCCACCAGCGACTACCACCACAGCATTTCCGATCTGCTGTGGGAGCTGACACAGGCCGGAGCCGGAATCACGGATGCGGAACTGGACGCCGCCGAGGCCACCGCCGCCGCCGAGGCGCGAGCGGAGGCCCTGCGATGAGCGCCGCCACCCGCCTCGACCGGGCCCGCCGCCACCTCGACACCCCGCCGGCCAAACCAGTGCCCGGACAGCTCGCGGTCGACGCTCCGCCGATCGTCTGCCGCCACGGCAACCCGCAATGCAGCGCCGTCCCCACTCGCCCTTACTTCTGCGGCCCGCGGTGCGACGAGCACCAACCGAGCATCACCCGCCCCTACTCCATTCGGGAGCAGTCGTGAGGGCGTTCTACCGCGGCTACAGCAGCCGTTCCGGCCGCCTCGCCGCCCAGGTCCGGCGCCTCCACATCATGCGCGAGGACGGGAAATTCCCGGGCCGGTCCGGCGAGTGCAACGCCGCCGGGTGGGCCCACCGGGACAGCGAGCCGGTGATCCTCGACCCGATCCCGGCCGTACCGCCGCCCGGTCTGGAGTGGTGCCCCGCGTGCGTCGGCCGTGCCGCTGAACGCGCCGGACTGCTGCACCAGTTCGCCGCCGCCCTCACCGCCCCGCAGTAGCCCCGCACGGCCCCGGGGCGAGGACGAGCCGCCGCGCCCCTCGCCCCGGGCGCCAACCCCCGAACAGGAGCACAACCCCCGTGCCATGGTTCAAAGTCGACGACACCGCACACGCTCACCCGAAACTGCTGAAGGCGACCAACGCCGCCATCGGCCTGTGGATGCGGGCCGGAGCGTACGCGGCCCAGCACCTCACCGAGGGCACCGTGCCCGGTGTCGTCGCTCAGCTGTACGGCACCACCCCGCAGGCCAAGAAGCTGGTTTCGGTCGGACTGTGGCACGAGCACGGCCACACCTGCGGCCGATGCCCGCAGCCCGCCCCGGGCGACTACTACATGCACGACTTCCTGATCTACAACCCCACCAAGGCCGCCGTAGAGAAGGACCGCGAGCAGGCAGCCAACCGGCAGAAGAAGGCCCGCGAGAAGGCCGCCGAGGTCCGAAACCAGACGGGTAATCGCTCCGATTCATCGTCGAAAGCGAACTCTTTCGCTGGTGAATCAACGACGGAAAATCTCGAAAGCGCTCCGAATCAGATCGGGTTTCCGGATCTTTTCGCAGGTCAGGATGGGTCGTCACAGCGTGACGGTATGGACCCGTCACGGTCCCCCCGACCCGACCCGACCCCTACTACTTCCTACGGAAGTAGTAACCCCCCTGCCCCCAAGGGGGAGAGGGCAGCCGCCGCCGCGCTGGTCGAGGTGTGGTGGTCGAAGTACGGCCGCGGTACGGCCCAGAGCCGGAACACGGTGCGCCGAGCCGTCGAGGACGCCCTCGGCAACGGCCTTGCCGAGCAGCTGCTCGCTGCCGCGCTCGACCGCCTCGGCCAAACCTCGAAGCCCGTCACCGGCGGAACGCTTCAGTTCGCCCTCTCGGAGATCCGCCGGCCTGCCGCTGGGGCCGACGTAATCCCCCTCGACCCGAACGCCCCTCGCCGTCCCGGCCGCGCCGCTCAGGCCGCCAACTTCTACGCCGATCTGCTCGCCGAGGAGAACTGATGGACCGCCGCCAAGTTGCCGCCCTGCTCGCCTACGCCGACCGGCTCGACCCGACCCGCGCCCCCACCGACAAAGCCGCCGCCGCCGAACGCCTTACCCAGTGGGCCGACTTGCTATCCGACGTCGCCCCGGCCGCACCGCACCCTGAAGGCCGCCACTGGGACGCCTCACAGGCCGTACGCCGCCACATCGCCACCAGCCCCTACCCGATCAAGCCCAGCGACGTATCCCGGCCGTGGCACGACTTCCGCCGCGACATTCTCTCCCGCCACGTCGACCCCACCCCGGCCGTCGACCCCGACAACGAACAGGCGTACCGGGCCGCCCTCGCCACCACCCGCCACGCCATCGAAACCGGCACCGCCGTCGCCCAACCCCGAACCGCACTCCCCGCAGGCACCCGCGAAGAACGCGACCACGAAGCCGCCGCCCGCCTCGCCCAGTTCGGCGGATACATGCCCCGCACAGTGGCCGACGCCCTCGCCGCCTACCGCCCCGGCATGACCGAACGCCGCCGCCTCGCCGTCGCCGGACAGCCCGACCCGTACACCGTCCCCTGCCCATGGGGAGCCTGCCGCGCCCCCAAGGGCCAGAAGTGCCAGACCGCCGGCCGAACCCGCGCCAACTTCCACCCCGCCCGACTCACCGCCGCCGCCCGACAGGAGCAGCCCGCATGAACCGCAACGTGAAGCACCCGGGGAAGACATACCGCCGTAAGCCGAGCGGCGGCGACCGCACCCGCGGCGGCCGTACCTGGCGCATCACCGCGTCGTGGAATGCCCGCCCCGACCGGCCCGCCGTCCGCACCACGTCGGACCGCAAAGCCCGCGACCGCATGGTGGCCGAGTTCGTCGATCAAGGCGGGTACGTCATCGTCGAGGAGGCCAAGGGGTTCAAGTGGCGTGCCTGGCGCGAGTTTGACGGCCCCGCCGAACTGGCCGCCCGCGCCGACGCCGAACACGCCCAGCAGGAAGCCATGCAGCGCGAGGAACGCCACCGCGCCGACTACCAGCGCCAGGCCGCGCAGAACCTCCGCGCCGCCACGTACGCCGCCGCCGACGCATTCGACGACATGGCCCGCATCATGCGCCGCCCGCCCATCGCCCGCGCCGCCACCGGCCAGACCACCGCCCGCCACATCACCGGCGCCCAGCGATGATTCCCGACGCCGTCGCCGCAGTCATCGCCGCCACCATGCGCGACCACCCCACCAGCAACCCCGAAGCCGTCGCCAGAGCCGCCGTAGCAGCCCTTACCCGCGAGGGCTGGCACATCACCGCCCCCGACGTCATCGCCGCCGCCCTACGCGCCGCATAGCCCCACCGCAGGGGGGGTGCGACCGAAGTAGCCAACGCACCCCCCCGAGCGGTATCGTCCACCCATGGACGATCGATACCGTCCACACGCGAACCGTGAGCCCCAGTGCTCAGACCAGGAAGGACCCGCCCATGGCCCGGCCCCGCCCGACTGCCGCATGGCGCTACTGGTCCAAAGTCCGCTTCGACGGCCCCCTTTCGCTCCACAAGCAGGCCCCCGGCCGCTGCTGGACATGGGCCGCAGGCACCAACAACCGCGGATACGGCAGCTTCAAGCACGCCGGGCAGGTCATTGGCGCACACCGCTGGTCATTTGAAGACGAGCACGGCGAGATACCCGCCGGCCTCGAACTCGACCACCTGTGCCGCCGCCGCGCATGCGTGAACCCGGCCCACACCGAGCCCGTCACGCACCGCGTCAACACCCTCCGGTCGACGGCCCCCACCGCCCGCAACGCCCGCGCAACGCACTGCCCCCACGGCCACCCGTACAACGACGCAAACACGTACCGGACCCCTGCCGGATACCGCCAGTGCCGCGCATGCCGCCGCCGCGAACCCTCCCCCGTGCTCCACCTCCACCCCGCCCACACCACCGAAAGGCAGGCCGCCTAATGGCAGGCGAAACCCTGATCACCATCGTCGGCAACCTCGTCGACGACCCCGAACTCAAGTTCACCCCCGCCGGCCACGCCGTCGCCAAATTCCGCGTCGCCTCGACCCCCCGCACCTTCGACAAGTCCACGAACGAATGGCGCGACGGAGAGGGCCTGTTCCTCACCGTCTCCGCGTGGCGCAGCCTCGGCGAGAACTGCGCCGGATCGCTCGCCCGCGGCATGCGCGTCATCGTCCGCGGCGCCCTCAAGCAGCGCTCCTACGAGGACCGCGAAGGCGTCAAGCGCACCGTCTACGAAATCGACGCCGAGGAAGTCGGCCCGTCGCTCAAGTCGGCCACCGCCGCCGTCACCAAGACCAACGGCCAGGCCCAGCGGCAGCAGCAGCCCAGCAACGGCGGCTACAGCGCCCAGCAGCAGCCCCAGCAGCAGAACACCGGATGGGGCCAGCAGAACACCCAAGAGCCCCCCTTCTAACCCCGCCCGCGGCCGACGTCCGGTCGCGGCCAGCACCGCGCGCGCGAGCAACCCGCGCACCCTCCCACTCCACACCCTGAGAGGACCCCATGAACGACCAGCCCAACACCCCGCCGCCGTCCGACGCCGAACTGATCGAGCACGCCCGCGCCGCGGGTTGGCACGAGCCGGAGAAGGCCCCCGAGTTCCTCGCCGCGTACCGGGCGCACGTCGAGGAGCGGTCGGCCGCCGACGGTGCGCAGCCGTGCGGATCGGTTCGTGACGTCCTGCCGTGCATCCTCGCCCAGGATCACGACGGCCTCGCCCACCAGGACGTGAACGGCTACAAGTGGCCGACCGCCACCGCGCTGCGCCAGGCTGCCGAGGACCTGCGCCCGGCCGGCCTCGACGCCCTGCTCGGTTACGTTGCGGCCAACCTCCCCGACGAGCCGTGCGCCCATGAGTCATGGGACGTCACCGGCGAGCACCGCACCGACGCCGGGTGGGTCAAGTCCCGGAAGTGCAACGGCTGCTCCGCCTCGCTCGACCCGGTCACCGAGGCCGAACCCCACTGGGACTTTCAGCCTGCCGAGCTTGCGCAGGGCCAGGCCGACGCCGACGCGCTCGCAGCCGAGTTCCCCGACACCGCCGAGTCCCTGCTCGCCGAGCTGGTCGACGACCTCGCCCACCTTCGCCGCGCCCCCGCCATTGCCGCCGACTACCTCGCCCGCCACCGCGCCATCGTGTTCGCAGTCGTGGCCGACGTCGTCGAGGCGCTGCCCCAGGATCACGAACTGGACCCGGGGCGCGGCGACGTGGTCGTCATGCTGCGCGCCGCCGCCACGCTCGCCGCCGCCGTCGCCAACCCTGCCGAGCAGCCGCCAGCCGAGCGTCCCCTCGACGACACCGTGAGGTGCGCCCACGACTACGGCCTGATGCGCGATTCCTGCCCCGGATGCGACGCCGAGCAGGAGACCCCGCACGCGGCCGACCCTGTCACCGTCCGCCCGTCATGGGCCAAGCGCGACATGCGCCGTTGCCGCCGCTGCTCGCTCACCCCCTCGCACCGCATCCACCGCGCCCCGCGAGGCGACCAGTGATCCGCGGCCACTGGTTCCGCGCCGACACTGCCGACCAGCCGTGCGCCTACTCGGCATGCAGCCGACCGCAGGCCGAACACGCCGAGTCGTGCGGCGAATGGATGGACCCCCGCCACTGGTACCGGCCCACGCTGCGCCGCCTCGCACGCTGCGCCCGATGCGGCCGGCCGTTCGCCCACTCGACGCACCACGGCAGCCGCGAGAACCGCCGTCTCTGGCACTCCGACCACCTCGCCCACCTCGCCCAGAAGGTTCGCCGCCGATGACGACCGAGCCCCGCCGGTACGGCCGCACCAACGCCGCCCGCACCGAAGCCGACCGCCTCGCCGCACTCGGCCACCACGTCCACTACGCCGCCGAGGGTGAGACCACATGCCACACCGGCCACTGCGCCCGCGCCGCAGCCGCGAAGGAGGCGCAGCGATGAGCTACCGCGCCCGCCGCGCCGCACGCCGCAACGCCCGCATCCTCGCCACCCTCCCGCCCGTCCCCATCCCGTCCGACGAGGACCGGTCGCCGGACTACTGCTTCACCTGCGGCCGCCGCTGCGGCTCCCAGCCCCACTCCTGACCCGCCCCGGGGCCCGCCCACCACGGCGGGCCC